ATTAAGCCAGAAGTAACTCTCGCGATTGAGTCTTTTGAAATCCTGTAACCTTGTGTACCAGAGCTAGAACCACCAGATTTGTCCTGCCCAAACCCACCTTCTGAATACATATAATATTCATTTCGGATAGATTTGATTGGGATACCAGAGTGTGGGTCTTTTTTCTCTTTGGCAATTTCACGAATAAGTTTTAGCTTGCGTGGGTCAACGTAACGCAACTCACGGATACCATCTGAAATATTATCATTATCAATAATCACATGGTAGTTAATTCTTCCATCAACGTAGAATTTGTTGAACACGTCATACGCACTGTTGGAGAAATCTAGAAGTGCAAGAACATTTTCAAACTCTTCTATAACTTTATTCTTTACCTTATCAGGCATATCAGTATCATCAAGAACAATCTCGACAACCTGTTCATCAGTATCGATACTAATCGTTTCGTTTACGATCTCATCGACAGCCTGAGCAATCTCTGGTTGTTGTGCTAAACCTCTGTATTTTGTAACTAGTTCAGATTCTGTTTTGGCAGAGTCATCCATATCCAATAGGGTGCTGTAGAAGCCACCCATTGCGTTACCAACAGTAATAGCACCGTCATCGTTAGACGGTTCTGCAAATGAGGACGGCACATAGCCATCCTCATCTGAGTCTCTTTTGATGTCAAAACCAAAAATTTTCATGTTATCACTTTCTCATTTTGTATTTAAGTAGTAGGGACGCCAGTATTACCCTCAACACGCCATAGGTCGTATTGGAAAGTAACGCCAAATTCTTCAATCTGGTCAGTTTGAGACCAGTCCATGGCGATACCGTCGATACCAATTGGGAACATTCCCTCAAAAATATATGTACGAAGCACTGAACCATTCTTACTAAACTGAGTAATTTGGCCAGTTGATTTGTAGTCTTGTGGCAAGGCTCTAGTGTTAGAGTCGTGCGAGTTGATTGCGTTAGACCAAGCTTCCATTGCGTTACGGATAGCAAAGTCTTCGTCGTTGATAACAGTCACTGCCCAATCTGCAAATGTTCTATCACCTGCATACTTGACCTGACGGCCAAAGTATGGAACCGTGAATTGCCCCAGAGTAGACTCTGGAATTCCCGCTGCACGTACCATGAATGGTACTTTGATATCAGCTTCTGGGGCAATCGGGTTTGTGATTTGACATTGGAACAAAGTTGGACGCGCACCGCCACCGACGAGTTCTGACTTGAACTGGTTGATATTAAATGCCATTCTTTTATTCTCCTATATTAAATCTATTTAGTTAAGTTAGCTGACCAACAATTTCGTCAAACTCAATGCCAGTTCTTGTTGCTACGAATGTCAATTCAATGACGTTAATAGAACGCGCTGGCTTAATAAAGATGCTTGCACGGAATTTGTTTTGGTCGATAACTTCAGGAGTATTGACGGTACTGTCAGAGATAACCCTGTAATCAATGATGCCACGTCTGCCTTGGATGTCTCGTAGGAACGGGTCAACAATGTTTTTAAACTGTGTCTGAGTAAAATCATCATTTAGTTCGAACAAGAAACTTGCGGCGGCTGTAGCAATAGCCTTTTCAACTGCGATGAAAAGTCTACGAACATTTAGGCGATCAAATGCACTTGTAAGACCAAGCCCAGTTTTATCACCAAATAGAACAATGCCTTGTCCAGTTTGCGAGATTACTGGGTTGACATCTGAGCCATAAAGAACGTCTCTCATTGTTTTGTCTGGGTTGAAAGCCAGCTTAACAACATTTTTAATTACGCCTTTTCTGAAACCCGCTGGGGATTCCCATGGTTCTACTCTGGCAGCAAGGCCAGCCATATCACCATTCAAAGGTGTCCAACGATATACGTCGTTATACTTATCATAACGGTATTTGTACCCACTGTCAATAAAAGAATACGAAGAAGGCTGAAGTTTATTACGATACGCGATGACATTTGCCAATTTAGCGTTCATTTTAAGTTCATCTACTACTGCTTCTTTAGATGGTGACAAGAATGCTACGCAATCTTTTCTTGTTTCACAAACGTTTGAAACAATATAGTTCGCTCTTGTTGCATCGTTATCGCCCTTACCTTGAAGAACAAAAGAAATATCAATTTCATTTGCATTCTTGAGAGTGTCCAAAGCAAAACCGATGTGTGCTAGTGTTGCAGTCGTTTCGGTTGTTGCATCAGTACCGCCAGCCATGTTTTCGTAGCGTGATAGTGCTGTTGCTGCTGTGCCAATTACGGCAGTGTTTGCAATTTTGACCCAAGATGAGAAGTTATCAATTACTGTAGGATAGTAATTAGTAGTTCCCTGAGCAGTTACTGCACCAGCCGTTGTAGAAACATTTTCAAACTTTTCAAGCATGAAATATGGTGTTCCACTAATTGTGCCAAGTTTATCAATGACAGCAACGTGAATGTGACCTACATCTGGCTTTCTTGAGAAATTCCCGTTGTGTTGCCACTTGCGGGTCATAGATAGCTTGAACAAGTCAGTTTCTGCTAGTGTATATTTGTTAGAAAATGTGATGTCATAGGCATACGATTCAACATATGTTACAGCATTATTTCCTTCGCCTTCAGTAACAGTACCTGCTGTTTCTGTGAACGTAGCAATTTTAAGTTCTTGGTAACCAATAGATTGATTGCCGATAACCAAAACATCGCCCATCGAAAGTGCAGCAAGCTGTGCTGTATTACCGACTTCAAACTGCACATTAGCAGAGTTGAATGAGATTGTTTGGTCAATTTGGTTGTTCGAAACCTTGTTTGTTGGAATATCACCAGCAGCAAGAACTGAATTTTCGAAACCAGTAGATGAAACCCAAGCTACCTCAATTGAGTTGCCTAGAGCACCTTGGTATTTTGCTGCGAATGCTCCGTATGTGGAACTATCTTCAATAACAGCATTGTTCCCATCCAAAACTAAATCATCTCCACTAGCTGTTAGCGAACCGTCATCGGCACGTACAACGTATAGAGCGTTAGAATAGGATAGAAAGTCAGCGGCAACGAAAAAAGTTTCATATGTTGCAGCATCGGGAGCGCCAAATCGGTCTACGAGTTGGTTCTCTGATGAAAGTAGTATCGGCTCGTTAGTTGGACCCCATCTGAAAACACCAGCTATAGCGGCTGGTGGAGTCGCGATGGCTGGTACTGCCTGTGAAGCGTCCACTTCTCGAACGATAACGGAAGGACTTACGGAAAAAGCCATATTTTTCTCCTTTATGTGTTGAAAACGCGGTTGATCTTAGTTATGTTTACATTCTTTCTGTATTTATACAAAAGCACATCTTAATGGAGTGACCAACCTTGGCGTTCTTCATCTATAAAAAATGCATCATCAGGAGAACCATCATCTACAAATCCAAATGGAAGCATTTCTTCTTCTATCTGTTCTTCTGTTTTTTCTCTCAATTTCATCAACGTATTTATGTCAGTTAAGTCTTTAAAGTACATCTGGTCAGACAGCCAAGCAAATATGACCAGATTCATCACCAAATCATCGTGCCATCCAGATTCAGCCTCATAAGAGAAGCCTTTTTTGGAGAATCTTGATAACTCTTGAATTGTTTCGAAATCTTGTATTATTAATTGATTTTGCTCTATCAGCATTTTCAATATAGAACAGCCTACTGCCTTCACGGTTTTGGTTGTTCGTATTCCACTATCTACACTTTTACCAAAGCCTGCTGAGATACGTTTCCCCGATCTACCAGCACTTTCTGTTGAAAGCATATTTTCGTAGCCGTAATCCATGAGTAATGTATCAGAGACTTGTTCTCCAATATCATTAATCTCAATGAGTACCGCTGCTTCATTATAAAGTTTACCCATCCTAAAGATAACTGCCGTAAAGTCAATGGGTGTTACCATGTTGTCCCTGTAGGTACAAACTTGCTTATATGGCATTGATGTTATGTCTATTAGGTTAAAGGTGGAATAGTCTAGGCCTTTGCCTCTTGAAACATCACATGTCATTGCATACGCATGCCCCTCAATTGGAGCTTCGTATTGACAGATGTTGTTTTGTTGTACTATGGGGGTTGATGGTGCTAATTCTTTTAGCTTGGCACTATCAATAAGTGTCCCAGAACTACCTAGAAATTGACAACAGTATTCTTGGTTGAATTTTTCCATGTCGAAGTCTAGTGCTTCTAATGTCTCTTGTTTCCATTGTTCACCACGACCGGGGACGTCATCCCACATAACCTTGGTAAATTTGTATCCATTAGTGCCTTCCTCAGCACCCTTACAAGTTTTCCAAAAGTGGTTCAATCCATTTGGAGTGGATGTCATAAGAAGCTTTGTAGACTCACCAGATGAAATTGTAGGATAAACTGAGGCGAAGAATTCATCATAGCCTTCAATAAATGCAACTTCGTCTAGGTATAGAAAGTTGATGGATTTACCACGAATAGCAGAAGATGATGTTGTACCAGCAAGAATTTTGCAACCGTTCTCTAATTCGATGTTACCCTTGTTCCATTCCTCAACGCCTTGTTGAAGCCATTTGGGTAGTGCTTCATACGCCAGCTTAATACGTGCCAAAACCTCTCTTGAGGCATCCCCTTTGTTTGCAAGGATGGCAACAGTCTTATGTTCATTGAATAGAACGTAATGTAGAATAACAGCAACAGCAGTGGTAGTCTTACCAGATTGTCGAGCGGTCAGAACAGCAACACGTCTGTTATTACTAATCTGTTCAACAATATCTTTTTGATATGAATACATATTAAAAGGAATAAGACCCCTATCAACGTGTACAATTTTGATATAAGTTTTGGCAAAGTAAACTGGGTCTTCAGCACACTTCATAAATTCTTTAAGAAGCTCAGGCGTCCACTCAATATCTTGCGATACCTTTTTGAGGTGGGAGTTGCCTAGATAGCCTTCACCCATTACTTGTGTCTTTCATCATTTTAAGAAGATCAGCAGTCGATACAATTAAATTGTTGTTTATAACATTTGTTTGTGCTGCTTCTTTAGGACCCATAACTTCTTCTCTGGCATATTTCTTTTTAGCAGAAATATCAGCATAGTCTTTGTTAGCATCAAGCAAGGTCTTCATTAGAGTAGACACAACTTCAAAGCTTCTTGCAGATTCAGATTGTTTTGCAATCTCAAGCATTTCTCTTACCGCTTCTTCGCCAACGGCCATGACGCCTTTTATGTTATCGCGAACCATTGCAAGGTCATCAAGATTTTCAGTGTCAACAGGCTCATCAGCTTCCACAATTGCCGTGGAAACTTCATCAACTACTTCTACTGGAAGTTGTGTCATTTCTTCTGCATGCACTTCAGAAAGAGGTCTAATACCAAGGTTTTCCGATATCTTATCATTCATTGTTATTCACTCACTATGGTTTTAATAATGCCCCAATCATCGTCAAATTCAATATCAGTATATGGTATTGAACCAAAGTCTGGTGGTGATATAGTCACGGTTGGAACTGTTCTGTAGCCTAGCCCAGCATCAGTTACCGTAACTGAGGAAACGTCACCGTTAGAGCCAACATTTGCTATTGCGGTGGCGGTGGTAGCGGTGGGAGACGATACACTAATAATCGCCGTAGTAGAATAGAACTTACCAGCATTTGTGATATTAAGACTTTGGACAGCACCATCAACAATATTCGGGGTGGCGGTTGCAGCAAAGCTTGAAGGCACATCGTCTGGCACATCAAACGTAACGGTAGGAACGACGCCAGTATAGCCAAGTCCACCACTTGTTACGGTAACAGCAGTCACTTCACCTGTAACTACTGTAGCAGTAGCTGTGGGAAGTGTTTTATCAAAGTCTTGTGTAAAGATGTCACCTGTAGTAGGGGCCACTGGGAGCGCATAGGAAGCCCCGTCAGTGCCTATTAAAGTAGGCTGCGTCTCAAACGTCACGTTGTCTAAGAAGCCTATAAAGCTACGGTTAGCGCCGTCAAACACCGACTCGTTTCCTTGCGCGTCACCAGCTTTATATGTGTGGCCCGGTAGTGCAACATTACCAGCACCACGAGTTTCTGTAGTTCCAAGCTGTGCATTAACAGAAATTCTTATGTCTGCACCAGAATGCTCTAGAATTACGTGGTTCCATTGGTTCAAAATTACGTTAGTATCCGAAGTTACTACTGGTTGTGAACTGTATTGGAAGCCCATTTGCCCCGTGGTAGAATCCATATAGATTTTAGAGAAAGGAGCAAACAGAACTGTTAGTGGGTTGCCAGTTGGGAATGAGGTTGGGTAAATCCAAAACTGAACTTTATATCCTGTATTAGAACTGAAGAAACCATCAAACGTATGCAGCAAAGTTACATCAGTTTCGCCATGAGGAAGAGCGTCATCACCAAACTTAAACTGAGCAGCTTTGTTTGGGGGTGGGCTAATTGTGAATGTTGGTGTGTTGTAATATTTACCAGCAACATTCACTGCAATGCTATCAATGCTATCACCAACAACAGTAGCTGTGGCAGTTGCCGTTACAGGAGCCTCATCTGGCACACTGAAAGTGACTGTTGGGTTTGATGTGAAATATCCACCACCATTTATCACAGTAATATCTGTCACAGAACCAGTTGTCATCACAGCAGTCAGTTCAGCATTTGCTGTATCAGGAGATGATACAGTTACAGTAGTGTTTGCGTTATAATTTTCGCCATCATTTGTCAAGGTAATAGAACCCACAGTACCGTTTAATAGATTTGCCCTTGCAGTTGCAACTTGCCCTTCAGTAGTTATTGGCTGTCCGTTTGCACTAAGGCCCGGTTTGATGTCAACCCCCTCCAAGAAAGGAGCATCCGACCCAACACCATTATAGATATCGACGTCAACGAACTTGATAACCTTCTTTGTCTTTTCTGGACCAAAGTACCAACCCTTCAGCGTGAAGGTAAGTGTGTATAGAATGGCTTGTCTCTCTTCGAAAGTACCCTCATACAAATCTTCAGTAGTGACGCTGTTCAAGATAATAGGGATATCAATTGGGTCCAAGTCTGGAACCATTTTTGCAGTGACAGTCCAATCAGGCGAAAAGAATGGAAGTATCTGTTCCATAATCTTTGTGGCATCTTCTGCGTACTTTGTCATGATATACAAAGAAAACTCTAGATTGTATGGGACGCCAGAATAAAGAAAATCTCTTGTGTCATCGCCCTCAGCCTTGTTTGGCTTCAACATCTTGCGTGTTGTTGCCAATTTTCTGGCTGGATCGTAGCTCATACTCATAATTTCAAAAGACATTCTTGGTAGCGTCATAGCAGGTCTTCTACTATTAATCAAATCTGGATCAGCCGTTACCCTAGCCAAGATTTTTTGGAAAGGAGCATATGACAATGGAACAATCATTTCTTGTTGCTTGACGCCAAGACTATTCGCTCTCTCAATCTTAAGCTGATTGAAGAGAGTGCCAAATATAGCTACATATTTCCTAGTAGTTTGGTTGTAAAAATAATTTGCAATTGCCATATCTTACACGTCCTGTATTGTAATGTTTTCGCTGAATGGATCAAATTCAGAAAAATCTAAAATGTCATCAGCCTCATCTTCGAATGCAAAGTTGTCAGCAAGAGGATCGACGTTTGACAGAGCCGTAAGAGTATTGACTGTATTCGCCGTGGTATCAATGGTATCAAAATAATGGTCGATCTCATATATACCAGTGTCAAACACTTCACCAGAGTATTCCATAAGTTCGCAACGCATGTCATAAACTTGCAATGCACCACCTTGGTAAAATACACTCTCGTGCTCTACATGCTGAATGCTATACATCTTTTGGTTAAGTGGTAGCCAAACTACTTCGCCTGCGACGGGACGTAATCTAGTATCATTCTCGCGTGTAACAAATCTCTCGAAAGTTCTGATTGCAACGGTAAAGGTAATCGAGTCGCGGATTTGTAGGCCGAACTTACTCAAGAAGTCGCCTTCGCCCTCAAAGCCGTCTACGTTTTTGATGTAAACTTCAAAATCATAATAATTGTCAAATATTGGAGTATCATCTTCGTTTAGAATTTTGTCAACATTAGCGTTCAACCTAGTGATAAACTTTACGTCAATGCCATAGATTTGGATTGACTCAATCACCAAGTCATCAATTAAGTTCTGTTCATAATTGTTGTCGGTATTTCTAAAAAATGCATTAGTTGCCATGACTTATCCGATAAAGTTATAAGTGAGTGGTTGTAGTGTTCGAATTGCGTCTTCTTCCATTCTCTCACGATCAGCCCTAGCCTCAGCAAGGATTTGCTCACCATTGAACTGGACGCCGCCCACTAGCTGCATCTGTGTGAACTTGGTAAGGTTGAGACCCCATTGCTCACGAACAAGCACAGCAGCATAGTTTTGCAACCAACGGTCACCCCATACGTCTGCGTACTCATCAGGATCGATGATGTCATATGCTTCGACAATAATGTAATTGCCAACTACCCAAAGAGCTTTGTTGTTATCAATGAAAAGTTTGTTGATATGCTTGTTGTAACGAATTAGGGGTTGACCTACAAGAATTTCTTGCATAAACTCGATATGTTGCATAGTCATGTAGTAGTTCTGCATGCTATAGCTGTTCATTTCGGTAACGTTGTTCAGCACAAATTGGTAGTTGACATTGAACATGCCAGTACCACTTGAGATTGAACCACCCATAGAGAATATCTTGGAAATGCCAAGAAGCTTTTGTGGCAAAGGAATAAAGCCATTATCCTTGTCAGCTTGTGTAATCTGGTGCTTAAGATAGATCAGTTGGCTACCATTATAGTGGTAGTCACGCCAAAACGAAACCGCCTCATCAACACGATCTTCGACTTGCTCATCTGATACGTTGATTTGTATAACAGGTGCGCCGATTTTTCTTAAGATGTAGTCTTTAAAATCTTCTTTTGATGTCGGGGTTGCCATCTCGTGTATCTCCTTACGCCAACTCGCCTTTGATGATTACTTTGATGTAATCAGAGTTGGGAAATGTTTCTATCTGACCGTTATTGTATACGACTTGAAATTCAGCATTGTGAATTCCTGTGTTTGAAGTATCGCCAGTTTGCCATGTATATGACACGATCCCTTTAGCTGAGTTAACTATTGCACCAACACCAGCAGTAATTACATTTACGCCAGCATCTGTTGACATATTGAACGTGATTGCGGAAGCATCAGTCATAGGTTTCGCACGACCAGAAGAACTTGTCAAAACAACTTCAAGTGATGGCGCAGTATCGTTTTGCTTGATATAGAAGTTATCCGACATTTAATCTCTCCGTCTGTGTTTACTTTTATTTATCTAAAAAGTAACTATCTTATTTCTACATAATTAGTGCCGTTATCACGTATTTTCACGCCATTTGGCTGCATACGAAGAGTGACACCGTTGTGTTGGGCATCGGTTAAGTTGATGCCATTTTTCTTGTTTGGTCTACTTTTGTTTAAGAGTGTGTAGTTCTGGCCTTTTGAGTTTAATGCATAGGCAAAAGCACCTGTAGTTTGGCCCAACGAAAACTGAGCCATTGTGCCAGAAAAGTTTATATCGAATGTGGGCGTAAACGATACAGCAATTGGGGCAAGAGCAGTTGCAGAACCCGTGAAGCTAATTTCGTTATTACCAGAAAATAGGTAGCTCTGAATGCCGAATTCTATAAACGCATTTGACAGGGTAAAGCTAATATCACCAGCAGCTTCAGCGTAAACCGTGGGTGTTACGATACCCCCAACAAAACCAAACCCTAAAATATGCTCAAAGGTAGCCTGAACAGGAACAATCACGTCAGATGTAAATGCTACATCTATCGCGCCACTAACCCCACCTTCAATGGTTGAGTAACCACCTCCGAAGAAGCTATAATCTATTGTTGATGTAAATACGCCGTTCGCAGACATTTAGAAACGTCCTTTATGCACCACCAGCAGTAATTGTGAATGTTGTGATAGTGATCTGTTGACCAATAGCAATGTTGGTATTGTCTAGCTGCATGTCGCCACCAGCACCAGATGCAGAGATAGTTCCTTGCATATGACAAACTGTACCAGCATTATTATGAAGTCTAAAGTAACCAGCAGTGCCTGAAGCATCAGCAGACAAATCTTGCCAACTTCCTGATAGTTGAATTACACCAAGTGCTGGCGTTGAAAGCCAATCCGAAGGCAACACCATTGTTGCTACGATATTGCCTGTGTTTGCGCTTGCACACTCAGTTGGGACTGTTCCCGTACCAATCGTCAGAATTGGGTTGATGCCAACTGCTGTTTCGATTGCTTGGAGCGTACTGTTTCTTGCGGCAGGGGATAACTGAAATGCCATCTTTTTCTCCTTTGTTACATTGTTTTAGTGTATTTATAAAAAAGACTTGACAGCTTCCAGATACCGTGTATAATAGGCTTATGCCTTATGATATAACATTAGATTCTTTATTGATATCTTCTTTCAATATCATCTTCAGATAGAGTATCACCCATCCAGACCTCAATAACCTTAACAGGATCATCACCAACATTAGTTGCATGATGCCAACATCTAACAGGAATGTCTATACTTTCACCAGTCTTATAGATGTTAGATGTTGCATAACCATTAGTAAACTCTAGGTTCATCTTAAGGTTACCAGAAACAATATGCCAATGTTCTGAACGAATAAAGTGTCTTTGATCTGATAATGACTTACCAACATCAATCGATAACTCTTTAACCTTCCAATGACCATTCTGATCCAAGTTTTTATATGTTCCCCAAAGTCTCTTTGTAGTAGGCTTGTCCCACTCACTTAGTATCCATGATGAACTATTCTTCTTGTCTGCACCGCCAACACTAAAGGCAAAGCTTACATCATCAAATACCATCTCTGGAATATTCTCTTTTGTACGGTCACCACCATTAGCAAATACAATAGAAGCAGTCTTGGGTGTAACATCCTTTACATACTCAATAGCTTTAATGGCAGTATCGTCATCATCATTAAAAGTGAACACATGCCCTACACAACCAATTTCTTTAATAATAGCCATGCGTTCTTCGACAGACATAAACGGTCTGCCCTTTTTGCGTGTCAACCACTCATCACTATTGACGCCAACATATAGAATAGTACCTAATTCTTTTGCCGCCTTGAAGTAAGCAATGTGTCCTGAGTGAATCGGGTCGAAACCCCCTGTAACGATTACTGCTCTCATTTTCTTTCCTTCATCATATAATCCCAAGCAAAGTTTATGCTCTTATTCGACTTCATCTTGTTATTTAGGTCAGACTTGATAAAGGCAGGATGGACCCACCAATCTTCGTAGCTATTCTTACCATCAATTGCGATGTCATTTACAAAGAGAACATAACCAATATCTTTCAATACTTTTCTTGACATCTCTTTAATCTCAGGACCCCACCAACAATCGTTGTGTTGGAACTGGATAATAGAAAACTCATACTTGTTGAATGGTATGCTTTTAACTGCATTGAGCGATGATTGGTCACTGTTAATTCTTAGGAAGTCGATGTGTTGTTCTAAGCAGTGTTGCTTAAATAGATTGCCGTAGTCTAGAGTTGCTGCGTTATCAAATATGATGTTGCTTGTTCTTTCCCTACTGAACTGAGCACACATTCTTTCGGAATGCTCAACAGAAATGCCCTTCCAACCAAACTTATTCTCTAACAAATATGTGTTGTTGAACAGTGTGGGATGACCACTTCCGATTTCAACAAAAGTACCTTCTCGCTTGCCGTTTAGCATTGACAAAACAAACATGTCTTGGAAGTGCCTAGAATAGTTTGTTTCGATGTCATCAAGCCCTTCGAATGCAAATCTATATTTGTTCACGTCAGCTTTTTTGTACGCCAAAGTGCTTGGGTAACCGATCTTGTCCAGCAATGCAGTGACTTCATCTCTAATATCAGATGGTAGTAGCTCTTTGTGCTTTAGATCAAAGAGGAAGTTCTTTGAGTCATCACGACCATCTGATTTCCATTTTGAAATTGCGTAGATGTATTTTAGCCCAACTTGACCGGGGTAATCTAGATCGTTATCTAATTTTTCGATCAAATCACATTTCAACCCCATCTGGGCATACATCAATGAGTCGCGCCAGTTGCTTGTAGCCTTGGAGTTCTTGGCAAGAAAATAATATGCTTCAGGCCTTTCTGGCATTGTAGCAACAGCCATCTTGAGAAGTCCCATCACTGAATGACCACGATCACCTGATCTATCAAATATCTCTGCACATAGGATCATACATTTATACTGCAACATCTTTTCTTCATATGTCTCACCAGCACAAAAGTCAGCAGCCCTTAGATACCATCCAAATGCAGCCGCCCCTTGCTTCAGGGCGTCGTACTCACGAGCCAAGGCGTACATCTTGAATGGGTTGGAATAATCCATAACAACATCATTTAACACTTGCATATTCTTAAATTTCATAATCTATTCTCCTGCCAAAAATTCAGCAAACACTTTTTGTGGCATTCTCAAAACATAAGATGCATTGTCTTGCCACCCAAAGGATATCAAAATATCATTACCAACAACAGCGGCTCCTGTGACAAATTCGATGTTATAATCTTGCGCCTTCACATGATCGTAATAAGTTCCCATGAAATGAAACTCACGGCTTTGGTGTACGATGTTCCAATCATTATCCCAAATGATTACACGGTGGGCATAGTTGCCATCCTTGCGACCAAACGGATCACGCAATAAGTTTGTTTCATGAATAAAAGCCATTCTCTGGTTGTCGTTGATACGCATTACCTGAGAGCCACCACGAAAGTCTTTGTTGGCTTGAATGTACTTGTCCTTATCGTAAATGGCATCTTCTGTAGTGCCGTTCTCAATATCAAACTTAACAACCTGAGTTGGATTTGTCCACTTGACAAAATGGTATGGCATGTCAAGGACAGGCATCCAGTTCTTTTCGCAGTAACTAGAATCATCCCCCGGTGTTGGGATTGGGTTGCGAGAAACTTCAGTCCACTCGCCATTGATGAATTCGATCTCAGCCATCTCCATACGGCCTCTACCTTTATCATCATAACAATCACGACGAACACCACAAAGAAATAGCTTATCGTCCCAACTGAATAGACGCGCATCCTCAAGACCAATGAAGTTCCATGTAGGCTTGCCAGTGTCCAAAGCCATGTTTACGCGCTGGGCGTTTACAAGGTTCATGTTCTTGTCAAGCTCACACATGATATTGTGAGTTCTTAGTGTGACATCATTTTCAGGATGTACGTACACTAAAGGACCCCACTGGTGAGGAAACTGTTTACCTTCGCTATGATAAAGAATGTAGTTTACGTGCCTCACATTGACAAGTATCTTGCCTTTGTGAGCAAAGATAGAGGGGTTCATGATCCCAGTCTCGTTACCAAGAACTTCTGTTGGGATTATCAAGGGATGCAATGAACCCCCTCTTTTTAACGCATAAGTCGCCAATCCACCCATGTACAAGTCGTGCATGTTATCTCCATTATAAAAAAACCAATTTTAGTGTTTACCAGTTAGGTGTAAACGTACTCATTGCATTTTGTTCAACTTTTTTGGCTAAAATGCCATTAATGTTACTTACTTCCGTTTCGCTTAGACTGCCTTCAATCCAACCGACAACAATATCTTTTGTTATGTCATCCAACTCAATAAAGTTGGCTAAAGTAGTGTCCGTTACGCTAAGAGTTGTTTTAGCAACATAACTTGCTACTACCCCTGTGTCCGAAGTTGCAATCTTTTTCCATTTAACCGAAACAATCGCATCAGCAAGAACTACGCCGTCGCTATTAGTCTGGTCAAGTTTCCCAAGCTGCAATATTTGCCATGTATAATTCATGCTAGATACTTTCTATATTATTCTGGCGCAGTAGTTGCCTCGCCCCAAGGCAAGTTTTCGCCAGATACTTCTGTAGCAACATTTCTGTCGATATCTTTTTGGATTTGACCATCAATGTGCGATTTGTAGTCGAGATCACCATTAACTACACCTTCAATCCAACCAATCACAGTAGCTTCTTCTAGGTCTGCAAATGCAGTGAAAGAACCAGCGGGAACGTTAGCTGCTGAGAATGGTGTCGCACCTGAAAATTTACCTTCATTGCCTTCTTCGTCTGTACCAGTAACAGACCAATATGTTTGGACTACTGCGTTTGTTAGTGTGACGCCATCTGCGTTCACTTCGTCTTTTACTTTAAGGTTGCGTACTGTGTACGTATATGTAAATGCCATTTCTAATCTCCATGTAATTACGTGATGTGTTTTATTTATCTAAACACGAGTTTTATTTGTACTTGTATTTATACGTTAGCCGCTGCGCGTAGAATCAGGTCTAGCCGTCAATCAGCTTATCGTTGTTGTTGTCGAGAAACTTCTCTTTAATATCGTATACTAATTCATGTTTTATCATACCAATAATAGTATTAGTAAGCTTTACTTCACCTTGAAGGTATCCTATTTTTTGTTGTATCTCTTCTAGTTCTTTGAGATAGTACTCAAGTTCTTTTTCTTTTCTTAATTTTTGCTCAATAACCTCAGTTATTAGTATTAGTCTGGCGGAATTCGGCATAATCTATCCTTTATACAAATAAAGATCAACGGGAACACATATTCTGAGACTAGAATAATAGGGGTTAACGTGGTGGTACGTGAAACTAGGGAAGATCATAAAGTCGCCAGTCTTTGGTTGTAATCTCTCTCTTTCGAACATTGGATCGAAGCTGTCATCGTAACCTCTGTTGGCATTTGTTCTTGGATCATGTAGGACCAAATCTCCACCAGCACCTTGCTCTTCGCTTAACAAATAGAATACACCAGAAAGGTGTGCGCCAGAGTGGTTGTGGATTTGCATGTTGTAGTCTTTGCCGTGGCCTGTTATCCACGCCTTCATTTCATGACTTTTGTAATCATCTATAGTTTTGCCGATAGTCTCTTGTAGATATTTATCAAATAGGTGCAAGATCAAATCTCTGAACCGAAGCATAACGTCAGAATTATCATCCAACAAATTAAACCCAGATATTTCACCAGTTTTTTCTAAATCATAGGTGGCAAAGATATGTTCTACTAGGCCGCTTGTGTCAAACTGCCCTCTGCCTACTTGAGTGGGCCATAGATTAAGAATATCCATTTCAATCTCCTCATAATATATAATCTTATTTAGGCAAAAAATAAAACCTTTACAATCTATCTTACCAGTGATACTATAAATACAATCACAATATGAAAGGGGTGACGCATGGAAGATGATTCTATATGGTACAGTTTAATAGAAGAATTTGTTGTTACTGAAGATTGTTTTAAGAATAATGATGTCTCTATTATTGACAACGATGGTCTTCAACATTACTTAGACAATAAAGAATACATGATATATCTCTCCCAAATAACTGCGGCGATTGCGACAGGCAATACTACTATAAAGATAGAGCAATTCGAAGACTTCATGAACACTGAGAAGAACCTAATGTTACCTCTTGTTGTAAAGGAAGTTGGTGATGATTTCACGGCACATGCTTTCTATAATCAAGCAAATAGTGGCACATTCGGCATCCACACTGATCCAGTTGATGTGTTTATACAGTGTTTGGCTGGCGTCAAACACTTGGAAGTTGAAGGCTATGAGATGTTTCTTGGACCACACGAGATTGCGTATGTACCCGCAAATACCCCACATAGAGCGTTAAATAAAGAAAAGGCATTGGTAGTATCATATGGCATTTACGACACAGAAACATCTAGTAGTATACGTAAAAACGACTGAGACTTGCAACTTAGATTGCAGTCACTGTTTTACATCTGGATCAAAAGGTCGTAAAATTTACTTTGATGCAAAGAAAACGGCTGACTGGTGCAACGAACTTCAGACAGATGATAACCAAATTCATTTTGAGTATCATGGTGGGGAGCCTATTCTTGCACCTATGAAAGACTTGATGGAGTTCTACAACATCACCAAGGAGTATTGGGGGGATAGATGTACACATGGTATTACTACCAACTTGGTGTATAAGCTAACCGACGAAAGACTTGAGTTTCTTAAGATGTTGGATTCTGGTTCTATTGGCACATCATGGGACCCAAACATTCGTTTTACTAACGAAAAACAGCGTACTCTTTGGGAAAACAATGTAAAGCAATTAGTGGCTGAAGGGTGCTTTGTTAAGTGCTTTATTTCAGCGTCCAAAGACGTTGTGAAGATGGACCCACTTGAGATTTCAGATTACATGCACTCACTTGGCATTGGAGCCATTAACTATGAGCGTCTGACACACGATGGTAATGCTGAGCTTAACCTAGACATTTTCCCACACAACACTGAGCTTGACGAATTTTGGATGAGAGTTCACGAAACCACAAAAGACCATCCTGTATATGACAGTTATATGAATACAGTGTATGATAAGTTTAGTAAAGGTCAATTCTTTAATGGCACGTTCTGTCGTGATTGCGAACAGAAAATTCACACAATCAACGCAGATGGTACTGTTGCTGGTTGTCCCAACACAGCACCGACGCAGTGGTATGGTGATATCAGTATGCCAGCAAAGACTGTACGGCAGTCTCCCAAGCGTATGGAAGTTATTGCATGTGAAACTCATGAGCGTGACCCACGCTGCTATGATTGTCCTGTGTTTATCTATTGCCATTCTGATTGTCATCAGTTACAATGGATGGGGGATGTATGCCCAGCGCCTAAAACATTGATGATGAAACTTGCGAAGGACAAAGGATGGATTTAATCATTAAGCCAACGGAGGCTTGTAACTTTAAATGTACGTTCTGTTCTTCAACTGATATCGACCCAAATGAAGTTGGGTTGTTAGACTTGGAGTTTATTTTCAGGTTTCTTAAACGGTATCCTGACACAAACACAATCATTGTTAACGGTGGTGATCCTCTTATGGTCAAGCCTCAGTACTATTGGGACTTGATTAATCACCTTGACGAACACGACTATCCAGCAAGTATTAGCTTTACCTCTAATCTTTGGCCATTCCTAATGCGCCCAGAGAAGTGGTTGCCTATATTCCAGAACGAACGGTTTGGCTGTGCCACTTCGTTCCAATATGGTGGTGGTCGATTGAAAGGTGATTATTCTGAGTTCACTGAGAAAGACTTTTGGATGGTGTCTAATGCTATGTTGAAGCACACAGGAGAGCGCCCAGACTTCATCTCTGTTATCGTTGATGAGAATGCCCACCTTGCTATTGATAACGTTCGTCTTGCTAAAGAGATGGGTGTTGAGTGCAAGTTGAACTATGCTATGGCATCTGGCGTACAAGGTTCGACATTTCAGTTAAGTAAAATCTATGAGACTTACCTTGAGATTTATGATCTTGGTTTGGCCGAATACGAATATAACACTAAGCAGATGATTAAGCGTCTTGGTGGCTCTGCTACTTCCTGCCCACAGAATAGATTGTGTGACACTGGCATTCGTGCGTTTAACCCCGGAGGTGATTACTATTCGTGTGGTTCCTTTGCTGATGATATGGATTACCCTATCAACTTCGAAGAAGAAATGAACGGCGAAATGCAAACGCCTTTGCAAAACGATCCTACAATCCAAACAATGAAGATGTCTTGTTACACTTGCCCTATGTTTGAGATTTGCAATGGATGTAAGAAGACTGTTCGTGATATGAAAAGAGAAGGCACTGTTGAAGAACATTGTCGTAGAATGAAAACACTCGCTCCAAGAATACTTGCTACAAATGGAATGGGTCCAGATATGGTGACGCCTTATGTTGATGAATCTATCGATTAATCCAACTTATTATTGCAACTTTGCATGTGATTTCTGTTATCTTACTACTGCCCAGTTAAACGATAGACACAAGATCACAGACCTATGGCTTAATCATAGTATGGGCCAAATTACAGACCCTATTGGTCATGTTGACTTGTATGGTGG